TTCGGGATTTCTCCCGATTCCATAAGGTTCAGGAAGTGCAAGTACTTTCTGAATCAAAGGATAGTCTTTCATACCCTTAGTGAGACCGGGATACCACCAGGCCTCCATATCAAGAAGGTTATCTTTCGTAAATGGGTTCCACTTGGGAATCCAAAAAGAAAGATTCTTCAAAAAGGTTTTCCCAGCAAACTGGGCCACCTTTTTGGAGGCAAAGGATTTCTTGGTTGAAATGGGAATTTCCCATTTATCCAGAACTTCCTTGTATCTTTGGGCAAGAGTCTCATCCAAGATGACAACATCGTCACCTAGGACAAAGAACTTCTTGTCCCATCTCATATCATTAAGGATATAGAGGAGAAGACCGTGAGAAATGGCAAAGAGAAAGAAACTAGGGCCAAGGCCTAAGGGTTGTCCCTTAGACCATTGGATATTGGCAATCACTTGACTACCAGTTTCCATGGCCCAGTGTCCTTTCTCAATGATTTCACAGAAGAAATCCCTAGACTGAATGCTCTGATACTTGGGTCTTATCAACCCAAACAGAACATGCTTCTGCCAGTGCCACGGAAAGTGGTCTGTAGCAGAAGTCAAGTCAAAGGAAAACACTGTGGAACCGTTGGTTAGATGTTGGGAAATTGTTTTATCAGCTTTGCGCTGATCGTGGGTACAATCCCACGGCAATTTCTTGCAAACATCTGCTAAGGCCCACTTCAGTGGATCCAAAGCTCTCTGAAACACAAGATTGGGAGCGGCAAAGTACCGTTCTTTCAATCCTGGGTTTTCCGTAACGTGAATGTATCCCACAAGCCTGTCTCCAGGCAAGAGGTCCACATAACGTACGGAGTATATAGAATCATGAACCTCATTTAGATCCAATATAGGATCATATAGAGGATCATAATCTATATCAACAGAGAAACCAACCGCCTTTTGCATGAGAGGCCGAAACCTCTTAGCAAAATGCCCTTTGAAGGAATAATAAATATCCCAAGGAAGTTTCTCAACCGAAGTCTTCTTTCCAGGCAAAACCTGGAGAAGAGGAATCGGTTCTGAGATTTCCAATTGCTTTAAAAGTCTCAGAGACTTTAAAGCAGGATAAATACGATTCCTAATTTGAAGCATCTTCGCAGGTTGCGAACGTATGCTTCTAAGGGCTTTTCTCACGCCCATGGGTGATGGTCTACGATAGGATACTGTTGTGTACATCTGTAAAAGGAAAAGAACTGCTTTGAGATTTCTCTCACTGCTCGTTCCAACCCTATACAGACGTCCAAACAGTCCACGTAGATTACCACGGCGGGTTGAAGAAAACCACTCTGGTTTGTTGGTCAATTGACCAGCGGAGTAGGATTGCAATAAGCAATCTCTAAACTCCTTAAACCGAGTAACAGCCCATTCGGGTCCCGAACACTCAACCCATTTAATGAAGGTTGCATAGCAATCTTGTTTAATGGATGGAGGTAAAGGGATGCTCTTGAGACGGCGTTGGACATGAGGTTTCCTGTCCAGTGTACAATTCATGTGAATTGTCATGGCATCTCCTCCTTTCCACTGGAAGGGATGTAGATGATGGAAACGGTCATGTTTACACCCAGCTCGAACAGAGCTTAACCGATGGGTGGTCTTGTCACACGCTCCTGAAATCTGGCAAGGGTGTTAAGAGCTCGTGAGAACTCTTCTTCACTCAATGTCTGATTCAGAAGCCTCGTTGACAGTGCTTCAACTGCCAACGCGTTAGCTTACTCAAACAATCCATACACCTCCTTAGTTTGTCCCATGACGGACAATCTATAGTTGGTTGGAAGGTTATGAGAGAGCACGTGTGGAGTGACGTTCACACATGTGGGTGTCACTAAACCCTATACCAGGTCGAGCGCAAGCCAACCACTGAGCCACGGTTATCCTGGCCACCATGGCAAAGGGAC